CACGCGGTCATGCTCGGGAAGCATCTTCACGGCTGATCCTCCTAAGCCACGGCGCGGAGCTTCGCGGGCTCCGGCCAGACGGTTTTTTCAGTGGTGCGGGTTTCGACCCTGCGGACGGACATTCCGGGGACAACGTGCAGGCGGTTCTGCGTCCACTCGACCGCGTGGGCCTGGGTCTCGAACGTGCAGACTACGGTCCCGGATTTGGTGACGGCGTGGTAGGATGTGCGGGTCATGCGGGGACGATCCAGATCAGGAGCAGCCAGACGCATCCGGCCAAGGAAGCGAGGGTGATGACCTCGCGGAGGTACCAGTGGAAATCACGCATCGGCGGGCTCCAATTCAAATACTCGAACGCCCGCTTCGTCGGCGGCTTCGGTCAGATCATCGACCAGAACCCAAGCCCGCTCACGGTTGAACAGGGCCAGAAGGTCGCGCACGGTCTCAGGGGACAAGCGGGCGGTGCCGAGGTAGACTTGGCCTGCGGAGCAGGTGAAGCGGGTCATGCGACCTCCGCTTCGATCAGGGCCTGCGCCGCTTCGTTGCTGATAATGGCGGAGAGCGCGTCCAACACCTCTCGCCGAGCCTCCGGTGAGACCTTGGCGAGAACGTCCACGCGGTCGTATTGCCGCCGGAAGTAGATTGGCTCGGGACCGTCGCGGTAGACCGGCAGGCCGTAGTGGTCGCGGCTCAGAACCTCGACAAACAGGCCAGTGACCTCGGCGTCTTCGGCGTAGGCGTCATGGCCCGGCCCGGCGGTGCTGCCATATTCCGGCCCCCGATCACGCTCGGCGCGAATGTAGGTTCCCGACAGTTCAAGCTCGAACTCTAGGGATATGGTGGCGTTGATCTGGTGCATCTACGCCTCCCAACCGCTCGACAGGCCGAGGTGCGGCGTGAATGTGTAGGTCTTGCCGTTGTTCGGGTTCCAGAGGCGGTAGTCAGGGCCGACCTTCTCGACCACTTCCAGCGTCAGGAAGCCGACCTTGACGGTCTCACCGTCCGACCAGTCCTGCTTGCGGCGCGGCGTCTGGTAGCCGTTCTGAAGGCCGCCTAGGGCCGACTTGGGGGCGCGGTATCCAACAAAGGCGCGTTCGGTGGTCATCGGTTCTCTCCGTTTGTTGACGTATAAGCGCACGCCATCACGGCGCGGTCAAGCCCTATTCGGGATAAACAAATAACTTGACGCGCTTTCCGTTCGCGGCGACAAAGCGGCATGGATACCGAAGCAATAGGCCGAAAGGCCCTCTCCGACGCGCTGCGCAACAAGGTCGGGCTCACCCCGAGCTACACGTCGCAGCTGGTGACGGGCGCAAAGTCGCCGTCGCTGGACCTGGCCCTCCGTATCGAGGAAGTTGCAGGCATCCCGCCGAGCATCTGGCGCGCGGAAGGTCGCGGCGCTGCGGTGTGGGAGGTGCTGATTGCCAAAGCCGCCTCCGAGCGTGCCGCATGAAACCCGCGCAAGGCGAGCCCATTGCCAGCGCGATAGGGGCGCGGTGTCCCTCTCCCCACCGCGCCCCGACCAATTGCGGCGGTGGTCTCGCCGCATATCACGACATGATAGCCGCGAAGGCTCTAGCGTTTCAGCCTCGCGGGCTTTCCAACACCCCGCCGCTCAATTCTAGCCTGTCCGATCTGCAGTCGCATTGCGTGGACTTTTCACTCCGCACGGGGTGTTCCGCGCTTTTTCTAGACACTGGCCTCGGCAAGACGTTTTCCGCGCTCGAATGGGGGCGCGTGATCGTGGAACACACGAACAAGCCCGTCCTGATGCTGGCGCCGTTGGCGGTGGCCGGGCAACATCAACGCGAGGCGGATCGGTGGGGTGTTGACGCCAAGGCGATACGCGAGCCCGAGCAAGTCACCGGGCCGCGCGTTTATATCACGAACTATGACCGGCTTGCGAAGTTTGCCGACTGCGATTTTTCCGGCGTGGTGCTGGACGAGTCGTCAATCCTAAAGAGCTTCACCGGCGCCACAACCCGCGCGCTCATGGCTAGGTTCAAGGCAACGCCCTATCGCCTGTCCGCGACCGCTACGCCGGCGCCGAATGACCACATGGAACTAGGGCAGCAGTCGCAGTTCCTCGGCGTCATGGAATCCACCGACATGCTCGCCCGATGGTTTTTTGCGGACCAAGCGAACATGGGAAAATACCGCATCAAAAAGCCGGGTGTGACCGACTTCTGGCGCTGGATGGCCTCATGGGCGCGGTGTGTGACCCGTCCCTCGGACCTTGGGTTTAGCGACGTTGGCTATGACCTTCCCGAATTGAAGGTGTTTCAGCACGTCGTGCGCGCCGACACCTCGGTTGACGCTGGCGAGGATCGTGACGGGCAAGCGCGGCTTTTCCGCATCCCCGACACGTCCGCAACGTCGATCCACCGTGAGAAGCGACTCACCGCCGATATGCGCGCCGATCAGGTGGCGTCCGTGGTTGCCGACGAGCCGGGCGAGGCGTGGATTATCTGGTGCGAGACGGACTACGAGGCCGACGCCCTGGCGGCGCGGATACCGGACGCGATTGAGGTTCGCGGGTCAATGTCGCCTGAGGAAAAGGAAGCCAAGCTAGAGGCGTTTTCGACCGGCGCCGCTCGCATCCTAATCACAAAGCCAAGCATCGCCGGCCACGGCCTGAACTGGCAGCATTGCGCCAGGATGGCCTTTGTCGGGCTCTCGTTTTCGTATGAGCAATACTACCAGGCCGTTAGGCGGTGTCACCGCTTTGGACAAACGCGCCCGGTTCAGGTTCACGTCGTCGGCTCGGATACCGAGAACGCGATCTGGTCAATCATTAGCCGCAAGGCCGATGACCACGAAGGCATGAAGGCTGCGATGAAAAAGGCGATGGCCGAGGCCGTCGTCCACAATCGCGGATACGTCACTTACCGGCCCGCTGTGAAGGCGCGGCTTCCCCAATTCATCGGAGCCTAGAATGGATGTTCTCAAGCAGGAGATTGGCGACAAGTGGGCGGCGTACAACGCCGATTGCGTGGAGTTCGCCCGCGATCTGCCCGACAACTCGATAGACCTGACAGTCTACAGCCCGCCGTTTTCCAACATTTACACCTACTCGGATTCCGAGCGCGATATGGGGAACGTCGAAAACGACGATCAGTTCGCCGAGTGCTATCGCTATCTGGTCCGGGAGAAGTTGCGGTTTACGCGGCCTGGGCGACTGTCCGCAATCCACGTCAAGGACATCCCCTATTATCAGGGATCGAGCGAGCGGGGCGATAGCGGACTTCGCCCGTTCTCTGACCTTTGCTCCCGAATCCACGTTGAGGAGGGCTGGTCATTTCACTGCAGGATCACGATCTGGCGCGATCCGGTTCTTGAGCGCGGCAAGACGAACGCTCACGGCCTGTTGCGTAAGACGCGCCGCGCTGACGCCAGCTTTTGCCGCGTCGGGATGCCCGAGTATCTGATGATATTTCGGAAGTGGGCGGACGATTCCAACCGTGAACACGTCAGGCCGCTGGTCAACCCCGACTACCCTACCGAACTTTGGCAGCAGGAAGCGTCCCCGGTTTGGGATGGTGAGACGATCTGGAATTACCAGCTCGGGCAGTCGGGGCGCGGTGACTACGACTTGCGCGCCACCGACGTCCTAAACGTCAAAGCGGCCAAGGACGAGGACGCCGTTAAGCACCTTTGCCCGATGCCGTTGAACATCACGCGCCGGGCGATTACGCTTTGGTCCGCTCCTGGCGAGGTCATCTATTCGCCCTTCATGGGCATCGGGTCCGAAGGGTGGGTGGCGCTTGAGGAACGGCGCCGGTTTATCGGCACCGAACTGAACCCGACCTATTACGATCAGGCCGTCAAGAACCTACGGGAAGCGAACGCCAAGGGCGTAACGCCATCGCTCTTTGACACGGTAGCCGCATGATCCGCGCAATCACCCGCTACCTCACCCGCAAAGCCATACGCGCCGAACGCGCCAAGGCCCTGGCCGAGCTTCAAGCCGCCATCCGTCGCGGGGATACCAGACTCCAGAACGCGACCTTCAAGGCCGCTCGTGAGGCCACGAACCGGGCGCTGGGGGCGGGGGCGTGATTTACGGCTCCGTCTGTTCTGGCATCGAGGCGGCGACGGCGGCTTGGCATCCGCTCGGATGGCGCCCGGCGTTCTTTTCCGAGATTGAGGCGTTTCCGCGCGCCGTCCTGCAACATCACTATCCCGAGGTGCCGCTGCATGGCGACTTCACCACGATTGAAGCCGGGGACTACGCCCCAATTGACCTTCTGGTCGGCGGAACACCTTGCCAGTCCTTCTCCGTCGCCGGCCTCCGAGGCGGCCTGGGTGACGACCGTGGCAACCTGGCGCTCGAATATCTTAGGCTGGCTGACCGACTGCGGCCCCGATGGCTGGTTTGGGAGAACGTCCCCGGCGTCCTGTCGTCGAACGGCGGACGGGACTTTGGAGCCATACTCGGGGGCATGGTCGAACTCGGGTATGGGTTCGCCTACCGAGTGCTTGACGCTCAGTTCTTCGGAGTGGCCCAACGACGCCGCCGTGTGTTCGTTGTCGGACATTCTGGAGACTGGCGACGTGCCGCTGCGGTTCTTTTTGAGCGCCACAGCTTGCAGGGGCATCCTGCGCCGCGCCGAGAAGCGGGGCAAGGAACTGCCATCAGCCCTAGCCTGCGCGCTCAAGGAAACAGCAGCCACAGAGCCGACAGCCAAGCCTTCGTTCCAGACGTAGCCTACGCGCTTTCTGGCGGCCCAACAGGCAATCAGTTTGGCACCGGGAGAGACGCTCAAGACACCTTCATTGCCTTTGGGTGGCAAAACTCAAGCGCCCAAGGCGATAGCGTGTCGGATCTCGTCTTTCCCGCTCTGGACAAGAGCAAGACGCCCGCCGTTTTCGACCCCAACCAGATCACTAGCAGGACGAACGGGTCGCGCTGTGAACCGGGCCTGTCGCACACGCTACCGGCGACGGCTAACGCGCCGGTTGCCTTCAACATCACGCCGTCAAACAGCAACAAGGACTACAACGCGCGACTAGCTCGCTACGCGCAAGCCATCACCGCAGGAAGCCACCGAACCGGCGCGCGCGGTGGGGATTTGGTGGTGGGCGGCGATGTGTCGCCAACGCTGCGAGCTGGCGGCAATTCCACCGGAGGCCATCGGCCACCAGGCACCGACGTTGACACCGTGGAGACGTTGCGGGTCATCGGATCCGCGGTGCGCCGCCTGACGCCCCGCGAGTGCGAACGGCTTCAAGGCTTTCCCGACGACTTCACCGCCGTTCCCTATCGCGGCAAGCCCGCCGCTGACGGGCCGCGTTACAAGGCGCTCGGCAACTCAATGGCCGTTCCGTGCATGGCATGGATTGGGCGCCGCATTGCGATGGTGGACGCGCTCACTGCCCAAGCGGAGGCCGCATGATCACCCTGCCTTGGCCCTCGCGCGACCTATCCAGTAACGCCCGCGTGCACTGGTCCCGCAAGGCGAGGGCGACGAAAGCCGCACGGACGGAAGCGTGGGCGGCGACCCGCGTTGCAAAGCTGACGGCGCCCGACGATGGCCCCATTCCGCTGACGGTGACGTTCTATCCGCCGCATCGGCGCGGAGACCCCGCCAACTGGCCCGCGCTGGTGAAGGCGCACCTTGACGGCCTTGCGGACGGTCTCGGCTGCAACGACCGCCGCTTCCAACCCCGTTTCGTTTACGCCGACCCCCAGCCTCCGGGCCGGGTCGAGATTGTGTTGGAGGCCCCATGAGCTTTTGGACCCCCGAGCGCACCCAGGAGATAGCCGACCTCTGGAAGGCGGGACAATCTGCCTCGGAGATAGCGGCCAAGTTCCCACCTCTAAGCCGAAGCGCCGTGATCGGCAAGATTGCGCGGATGGGCCTTCAGCGGTCACCGGGCGCGCGTGCCGAGTCGCTGAAGCGCCGCACGCCCTGGGTGGCGGACACTATCGCCACGCTCGAAAGCATGGTGGCGGGCGGATACACGACGCGGCAAATCGCCGTGGTTCTGAACCTGTCGCTTGCGTCGGTTAGCAAGCGGATGAAGCGCATGGGCCTTCAGAGCAAGAGCCCCTACGCCGAGCAGAACGCCCCCCGCGCCAAGCGCAAGGCCACATGGATGGTTCCCCGTCCGCACGGCCCGCGCGCCGAGCCCATGCCGATTGTGGAGGACACCCCGCCACCGCCTGGCGCGAAGCCTTGGACCGAGCGCGCCTTTGGTGAGTGCGCCCGTCCGGTGTCGGGGTTTGGGGCTGACACCTACTCCTGCGCACAGCCCACGGGCGGCGCGACCTACTGCCACGCGTGCCGGCTGATCATGTTCGCCGGCATCACGCGGGAAGACCTCCAACGCCTGGACAAAGCCGCATGAGCCACGCCCACAAAACCTACCCCGAAAACCGGGCGCACCTCTTGTCTCTCTGGCGCGGCCTTGTCGTGCCGGAAGTGACCCCGACCTATCTGTCGCTCTGGCGCGGGTCGATACTCATAACCGACCGCACGGAAAGCAAGAAGGCCATCGTCCAAACCGTGGCCGACCGCCACGGCTTCACCGCGTCCGAAATGAGGGGACCGTCACGCCGGGGTCCGTTGGTCATGGCCCGAGCCGAAGCGGCCTGGGTGATGCATCAAACCGGGCGTTATTCCTACTCGCAGATTGCAGCCGGTCTAGGCCGCAAGGATCACACCACGGCGATTTACCTGATCCAGAAGTGGCAATCCCATCTGGACGGCAAGCTGACGCCCCGGCTGGAGAAGCACGCGGCGCGGCTCGCTGAGTACCACGTCAAGCGCAAGGCCCGCGAGGCGGCCTCCGCATGATCAGCCTAGAGGACCACCTAGCCCGCGCGATCTGCGAAGCCTTTTGGCGAACCGCTGAAGACCCACGCACCTGGGCCACCTCCACGCCAATGCAGCGTGAG